TTTAACCGCTGATGGTATAGTAGGACCGGCAACTTGGGCAAAAATTATGGGAGAATCAACACCAGTACCAGCAGCACCAGTTCAACCTGTAGCAAATGTGGGTGGATTAAAATTAGATAAACTTAAAGGACATATTCCTGATGCAGTTATCCAAATGATTCCTGATACGGCAGCTAAATTTCAAATTAATACTCCATTAAGATTAGCACACTTCTTAGCACAATGTGGACATGAGAGTGGTGGATTTAGAGTAACACAAGAAAACCTAAACTATTCAGCTAAAGGATTGGCTGGTATCTTTAAGAAGTATTTTCCAACTGAAGCAGCAGCAACTCCGTATGCTAGACAACCACAAAAGATTGCGAACAAAGTATATGCAAATCGTATGGCTAATGGTTCTGAAGCAAGTGGTGATGGCTACAAATTCAGAGGTAGAGGATATATCCAATTAACAGGTAGAGATAACTACACTCAATTCGGTAAAGCAATTGGTGAAGATATCGCATCAAATCCTGATAAGGTATCATCTCAATACGCATTATTATCAGCAGCTTGGTTCTGGTCTAAAAACGGATTGAACAAATTAGCAGATGGTGGAGCAGGTGATACTGTGGTAACATCTATTACTAAAAGAGTAAATGGTGGTACAATTGGATTAGTTGACAGAATAAAACATTTCAAAGAATACTATCATTTATTGGCATAAACCTTGATAAAGTAAAAAAGATTTCGTATATTTATAGGATATAATAATATAAAATGGCAAACATAAGTTTAAAAAAATTAGTTGAAGCTGAAGATTTTAAAGCAAGAAGTAAAGAAACTGGAAAGTTAGTACACTTCAAGTCAAAAGATTCATACGATGCAGCAATCAAAGCTGGTTCACATGAAGACCCTAAAGCTGAGAAAGGTGGTGCATCTAAAGGAGCTGCAAAACCAAATGATATGTTTGGTGGCGATTACGCAAAAGATAGAGGTGGTGAACCTAAATCGGATGGTATGGAGACTGTTAAATCAATCGCAGCAAGTACCGGTTTAAGAGCTCAAGCAGTAGCAGGTTGGGCTGATGAGAATGGTGTAAATCTTTCAAAAGTATCAGATGCATTAAACTCTAAAAAGCTAAAACCAATGGATTTTATGACAGCCGTTAGTGGTAATCCTGGTAACAAATATGCAAAAGATATAATCGCAAAGTATTCTCAAGATGGAGCAAACACCGAAGTACCTACTGCTAAACCAAAAGAAGCTAGAAAAGGTAATCCATCGGTGAATAAAGAAGCTAAGAAAAACGCAGAACAATTTGGTATTACTCCGCAAAAGTTGGGTAAAGAAGAATATCCAAAAACAATGTTAAAAGCTGCAGTTGAAGCTTTAACTGATGCAAACTTTCACGATGAAGCTAGAGAATTGATATCAAAAATTGAAGGAAAGCCAGAATGGGCTAAGAGAGTGGATTACCCATCAATGGATGACCCTAAGTACAAAGAAAAAATGGCAGATATAAGAACCAATGGTGTAGACAGTTCGGAATATTGGAAAGGGGATAATAACTCACATGAATTTGGAAGAAAAGTATCATCAGCATCCGGATGGGATGGAGTTGATGCAGCAGATGGAATTGCATTCACCTTAAGAATGAATGGGTTTCATAAACAAGCGGATATGATTCAATCCGTATTTGATGACAAACCATATATGAGAGAACAATCAACGAAATTAACCACAATGATTAAAAAATAACTAAAAGGGAGAAACTAATTCTCCCTTTTTTATTTGGTAATACCGAATATATTTCGTATATTTGTATATGTCCACAATCATATATAAATGCCAATAGTCCTTAAAATATACTTCAAAAAAACATTTGGAATTGTGAGAAATTTGTTGTATATTTGTATTTCTATTATATTTATTAATGTAACGGAGGTGAAGGACACTCACCAAAATAAAACCATAAAACTTAAACTCTTAAAATCTTAAAAGACATGGCTATTAACTTAGACGCAATTAAGAGCAGACTTAACAAACTGCAAAACACCCAAAGAACCACAGTAGAACTTTGGAAACCAGCACCCGGTAAACACACAATCCGATTGGTGCCGTACAAATTCAATAAAGAAAATCCTTTTATTGAACTTTATTTTCACTACAACATTAACAACAAAACTTATCTATCTCCAATTTCATTTGGTAGACCTGACCCAATTGTTGAGTTTGCTGACAAACTTAAAAGAATGGGCGATAAGGAAGATTGGAAAGCTGCTAAAAAAATGGAGCCGAAACTTAGAACTTTTGTACCAGTATTGGTAAGAGGTGAAGAAGGTGAAGGTGTAAAATTTTGGGGCTTTGGAAAAACTGTATATCAAGAGATTCTTGGATATATGGCAGACCCTGATTACGGTGATATTACTGACCCAAATGAAGGTAGAGATATTACTGTTGAAGTAGTATCGGCTGAAGACAGTGGTACTTCTTACCCTGTAACAACGATTCGTGTTAAACCAAAGGAAACTCCATTGGCAACTTCTAAAGAAGACACGGACAAGTATTTAACTTCTCAAAAAGAAATTACTGAACTTTATTCAGAATTAACTTATGCAGAATTGAAAAATGTATTAGAAGGATGGTTAAATCCATCGGGAGCTGCTTCTGACGAAGAAAAATCAGTTTCCGCACAAACTTTATCATCAACAGCAACTGATGAAGATGAAGTACCATTTGATACAACTCCATCAAAACCAGCAACACCAGCTAAAAAAGTTGATGATGTTGCAGCGGCATTTGATGACCTTTTCAATTCATAAAATAATAAGTTAATATGGCGAAAGCAACTAAGGAAGTGGACTTAGCAGAAGTGCTAGCGGAGTCCCTTAACAAACAATCAAAAGACCAACGAGTAGCATTCTTTTTGGACAACAATGATTCTCCTACAAACGTAGAAGGTTGGATTTCAACCGGAGCATCAATGTTAGATGTGGCAATCTCTAATAGACCTTATGGAGGTTTGCCTGTTGGTAGAATTACCGAAATTACTGGATTAGAACAAAGTGGTAAATCATTAGTATCAGCTCACTTACTTGCCGAAACACAAAAGTTAGGTGGTATCGCTGTATTGATTGACACTGAAAATGCAGTAAGTAGAGAATTCTTAGAAGCCATTGGAGTAGATACAACCAAATTACTTTATGTAACAGCTGAGACTGTTGAACAATGTTTTGAATATACCGAAACTATCATCGAAAAGGTGAGAGTTACATCTAAAGATAGGTATGTAACAATTGTTGTGGATTCAGTAGCAGCAGCATCAACTGAAAAGGAGATGGAAGCTGATTATGGTAAAGATGGTTACGCTACGGATAAAGCAATTATCATTTCCAAAGCAATGCGTAAAATTACTAACTTAATTGGTAGACAGAAAATCACTTTGGTTTTCACAAATCAATTGAGACAGAAGATGAACGCAATGCCATTCTCTGACCCTTGGACAACTTCTGGTGGTAAAGCAATTGCTTTCCATGCATCGGTTCGTTTAAGATTAAAGAGTATGGGAACGATTAAGGCTAAAGAAAATGGTAACGATAGAATCGTAGGTATCAAAGTTCGTTGTCAAGTAGTAAAGAATAGGATGGGACCTCCGTTACGTTCCGCCGATTTCGATATCTTCTTTGACAGAGGGATTGATAACTATGGAGCTTGGTTGGGTATGATGAAAGAAAATTCAATCGTAAAACAAAGTGGTGCATGGTATGAATATACTGATATTGATACCGGTGAAATCATTAAGTTTCAAGCGAAAGATTTTCCTTCTACATTAGAAAACAACCAGGAAGTTAAAGAACAAATCTATAAGAGGATTTGTGAAGGAACTATTCTACAATACAAAAAAGATTCACTTGATACTGATAATCTGGTGACAGATTCAGAGGTAATTGGTGATTAATCAAATGTTACAAAACAATATGAAAGACTTATACAAAAAATTACTCAATGAAGTTGAGACAGAACATGAATCAAACGCCCAAAGGGTAAGGAATGGTAGAGTTCTTATCATAGATGGACTCAATACCTTCATCCGTAGTTGGACAACAAACCCCATTATGAATGAGGATGGTGAACATACGGGTGGAGTTATTGGTTCATTAAATTCAATCGGATATCAAATCAGACAATTTAATCCTACTAGAGTTGTTCTTACCTTTGATGGTAAGGGTGGTTCTAAAGGTAGGAAAGAATTATTTGAAGGATACAAAGCTGATAGAGGTAAGAATCGTTTTAGGGTTAATCGTCAATACCCTGAAATGATGAGTGAAGAAGATGAGCAGGTTTCAATGAAAAGACAATTTGTGTGGTTAGTAGACTTGTTAGATAGTTT